AAGGATTTTCAGAAGAAAAGGGAAAATCTGAATTGATAGAAATAATAAAAACTGTTTTAAGAAAAAACAAAATTATAATTTAGATAGGAGGTGAACATAAATGGCACAGATGATGATTGATATTTCAAAAAAAGAAGGTAAACCAGTTTTTGAATCTTGGAATCACGATTTAGAAATTAAAGAAGCCAAGGAGTCAGAGCGTAGTTTTCTGGCTGTAGCATCTACTGAAGATAAAGACAGAGATGGGGATATTATAAAGATAAAAGGATGGATCCTCGATAGATATTTAAAAAATAATGTGGGGCTTTGGGCACATGATTATTCAAGCATTCCAATTTTTAGATCAATAGAAACTTTTATTAAAGGAAAAAAATTGCTTTTTCGTCCTCAGTTTGCCACTCACGAAAATGCAATGCTTATCTACAGAATGTTTTTGGATGATTATCTGCGTACTTTTTCGGTGGGATTTATTCCCGAATCCTGGAATCTCATTCCAGAAGAAGAAGAGGAAGATAAAAAACGACCAGGAGATTATCATAGAGAAACCCCATATGGGAAAGAATTTGTATCTCAAACACTCCTGGAAATTTCCGCCTGTCCTGTACCATCCAATCCAGCAGCCCATGTTCTAATGATGTCTAAAGGTTTATACATTCCTTTTAAATATGAAAGGAGATCTTATTTGATAAAAGGTATTCTTGATGAATATTTCCCTGAAAAGACTCCCGATATTTATAGAAAAAGTCTTTATGGATATGAAAAAACACCTAATGAATTTGTATCTTTCAGACAGAGTTTCTATGAAAAAGAGGAAGAGAAAGGTATATGTGGTTCTAAAAATTTACCTTTAGCTGATGAAGGTAGAGAATGGGATGGAAGTGGAGCTAGAAAGAGAATGTTAGCAAGAGCTGGTGGTAAAGATAATTTTAATAAAGCTAAATACAAACAAGGTTTTGTAGCTTTAGTTGGAAAAGGTGATAATCTTGGTGATTATAAATTACCATTTGCTGATGTAATTAATGGAAAATTAATGGCAGTATGGCGTGGAGTTTCTGCTGCTGGTGGCGTTTTGCAAGGGGCTAGAGGTGGAGTAGATGGAGTTAATCTTCAAGCAGCTAGAAGTTTTCTTACCCCTTATTATAAAAAATTTGGGAAAGATGCCCCGTGGAATAAGAGCTTCTTGAATGATTTAATTTCTTTCAGAGAATCTTTTTATAAATTTGATGATGAAATTGAAGAAACTGAAACATTAAATGATTCTTGTAATTTATCAAAAGAAGAAAAAGATAAAATTTTTGAAGAAATCGGAAATCTCATTAATGTTATTGAAGAACTTAAAAATGAAATAGCAGAATTGAAAAAAGGTGAGATTGACGAGGGCGACGAAGATGATTTTCTTGATTGGGAAACAGTTATAAATAATATGATTGATAATACTGATGAAATTAATTATAACGACCTTTCTGATTGGAAATCAATTCTTTAACAATTATTAATGTAGGAGGAAAAAAATATGGATTCTAAATTAGAGCAGTTGAAAAAACTTATAGATGAAAGGGTCAATGAAAAAATTGATTCTATGAAAGTCACAGATAGTTTTGTTAGTTCTGGAGATCTTTCTGGTTATAATGTTCCTAAATCTTTGGGGAATGGTATAATTCAAACTAGAGAAGGTTCTGTAATAGATACTAAAAATACAAGTACTCCTTGGATATATGTATCTGATGACTTGAAACAATTTTGTAAATCATTTTTTCAATATGTAAGAACTAATGTTGCTGATGATTATCTCCAAGAAAAATGGTTGGGTACTACTACTGATACTGCTGGTGGATTTTTAGTTCCTGAGGAATTTGCAAATCAAATGGTAGTGTACACTGCTCCTGGAAATATTGTATGGCCTAGGGCAACCAAGTGGACAATGACAACTGATAAACTTCAGTTTCCAAAACTTGGTCAGGTTCCTGAATCTGGCTCTAGCCAAGACCATTTTGCAGGAGTAAGTTTTGAATGGATAGATGAGGGGGATAGTAAACCTGAAACTGAACCTAACTTTACCTTTTTGGAACTTACTGTTCATGAATTAGCTGGTTATACTGAAATAAGTGATAATCTTATTGATGAAGCAGCTATTAATATAATGAACTTTTTAACTCAGCTTTATAGGCTGTCTTATATGTATACTACGGACACTGCTTTTATTTCTGGAACTGGTGCTGGACAGCCCCTAGGTGTTATTTCTGACCCACAGGTAACTTTAGTTAATAGAAATACTGCTGGAACCGTTGTATTTACCGATTTAGTTAATATGGACAATGCTCTTCCTTCCATGTTTGAACAAGGGGCGGTATGGTTTATGAATAAAGCCATTTTGAATGCTCTTAGAAATGAAAGAGATTCTAATAATGCTCCTATTCTTCAGGAAGTTTGGGGTTATGATGCTGGAATCGGTACTACTTCTAGAATAACAACTATATTTGGTTATCCTGTAATAAGGTCTGATGGTAAAACATCCTCTAAGGGGACTAAAGGTGATGTTATTCTTGGTAATTGGAGTTATTATTATATAGGTGAATGTAAAAAATACAATTTAGATGTTTCTAAACATGCAGCTTTCCGTAGAAATAAAACTGCTATAAGATGTAGTGGTAAACTCGATGGACAAGCTTCTATTCCTGAAGCATTTGTTGTTTTAACTGATTACAGTTCATCTAGTTAAACATTAATTTAATAGTAAATAAATCCTGGGGTTAATTTATACTGACCCCAGGAATTACTATAAATATAATTATTGAGGAGAACAAATATGAGAACAGATTTAGTTAGTAATCACAAAGTTACTGTCTTTCAGTATCCCGATAAGATAGAAGCTCAAACAATCACTACTGTTTCTAGAGATATGAGCCATTCTATTTCCTCTCCTGCTGGTTACCACGAAAAAAACAGAAGTATGTTATTGATTATGCCAGTACGCCAGTGGGGGGCTGATGGGACTATTACTATAACTGTACAGGATAGTGCAGATAATTCTACCTTTTCTACCTTTGCTACTTTGTCTGCTGCAAGTCAAACTGCTGCTCCTACTGTGTATATAGCAGATATACACAATTTTAAAAGGTATGTACGTCTTTCTGTAGTTGTTGCTGGTGGTGTTGAGGGGAGGACAGAATTTGAATTTGCTATTATAGGAGTATGTGCTATACCTAATAGAGCACCAGTATATCAAGAAGGCACTGAACTTACTGTAACTTATGCTTAACCAATATAATATGGAAGGTGGGAGGTTTTCCATAATATAATATTATAGGAGGGGGATTTTTGCAGGATCATACTTTTACCCTCCCTTGCCTCTTATGATCCCATTCCTTGCCCCCTCCATTTTTAAAAGGGAGATATTAATATGAAAATAAGATTAACTAATTTAGCACATGCAAAAAAAGTTTATATGGAAGTAAATAAAGAATATGAAGTAGATGATTCTTTAGGAAAGATGTGGATTGAAAAGAATTTAGCTGTAGAAGTATCTGAAAAAAAGAAAATGAAAAAATCTCCAAGAAACAAAATGATAAAAAATTCAACAAATAAATAAAAAATATGAGTATTGAGGGAATGTTGGATCGTGTAGTTACTATATACTCAAAAACTGTGTCTTACACTGCAACAGATGGAAGTCCCTCAATCACTTGGACGGCCATCACAACTACAGCGAAGGCAGCGATCCAGCAACGATATGAACGGATGACTGTTGATAACAGAGGATTTATATATCAAACACTGCACGTGGCATATTTCTCTATTGATGATAAAAATCACCTTTCGATAGGGAACAAGATTATTGACAATGATAATGGGGAGGTATATATAATTACTTCGAACTATGAGCCTCGGAATCACCATATTCAAGTATTTCTTAAAGAGGATACTTCCTAAAATGTTTTCTCTTCGTATTAGTATAGACCAAGCGGCGATCCAGAATCTTATAACAAAAGTTTTAATTCGCAAAAATTCCGCTATTATTGCAGGATTGGATGAAGTGACAAACGAATTTAAAAATGCTGTACAAAGTTCTTTTCTCACACAAAGTCAGGCTAGAGGGAGGCAATATGGGAGCCATAGGGCATCTGCTCCTGGACAGACCCCCGCTTCCTGGACAGGTTTATATAAAAGTAAAATAGAAATAACCAATCAGAGAAAAATTGGAAATTACTGGGCAGTTGATATAAAAGGAAATGTTCCTTATGCAAGAACATTAGAATATGGGGGAATAAATAAACAAGGGAATTATGTTGCTCCACGCCCTTTATGGAGACCAATTATACTTTATATGGGACATAGATTTGCTGCTATAATGAGAAAATATATAAATATGTTATATTGGGGAGCACAATTGCCCTCCCAAACGGGAAGTAAATGGTTAGGACTTAGACCTTCAGCAAAATCTTCTACAAGACCTGTTGTTCCTCTAGCTCCTAAATGGACTGAAATGCAAGTTTATACTTATATGAGAAAGCAAATTTATCCAACCCCCACTAGTTCTGCTGGTTCTACAGGATGGAGACAGGTAGGCCCAAATTGGTTTGTTAAAGGTGGTCTTTCTAATATAAAATCTACAGGGAATTATTGGGAGGAATAAATGGCAACTAAAGAGTTATTACAAAAAGTAGTAACAACATTGAGGGATGATACAACTTTTAAATCATTAACAGGAAGTACATGGAATGGGACTTCAGGAGATCCAAGAATTTATTTAGAAGACCCTCCAGAAGATATAATTGCTACATTAGATTCCAAAGCAGCTTTTTGTGTTACTAATTTGATAACTGCTGGGGAACTTCCTTATGATGGTGTAAGACCTGATGGTTTACCAGACCATTTTTTTTCAATATCAATTTTTAGCAAAACCAATTCTATTTGTTATGATGTTTTAGACGCAATAAATAATCTTTTAGACGAAAAAACTTTAAGTACAACTAGTTATACAATTTTGTGGAGTAGACGAGGTAGATTAGTTCCAGATAAATTTGATATGACTTCTGGTGCTCGTATTTATTGTTTACATATTAATTACCGATTTAGTTGGATTGTAACTCGTTGATTTTATTAGAAATAAGGAGAATATGATGAAGGAAGAAGAATATATAGAAGAATATGTGGAAGAAGAAGTTCCAAAGGTATATAAGGAATTAGTTTATATTGGAGAAGGGGTTATTTCAATAATGGGGTATAATAGTCTTCAAGGAAAACGAAAACTAAAATTTAGGGATCATATTATAGTCCCTGAAAAAGTAGCACAAGATTTAATTAATTCAGATGTATTCGTAGAATACAAACAGGAAGAAGAAGATATCAAATTTGATGAAAGTATCTTTGATGAATCCAATAATAATGAACAAATGGAGGTGTAAAAAGTATGGGTGATTATAAATTAGCAATACAAAGACGATGTGAAATTTTCACAAAAAAAGAGACTAATTATGGAGTATTTGCATTTCCATCAACAACTGACGCTTTAGCTCCTTTAGGTTTCCCCACTCATTCATGGAATCAAAATTTTACTCCAAGTGCAGAAAGTCAAGATACTGGTTCTTTAATGGACAGATTTAGAGACAAAACTGGTGCTGGAACTTATAGTTTTGATATCTATGCTAGGCCAAGCGGAACTGCTGGAAATGTTCCTGCTGAAGATACTATATTGGAATGTGCTATGGGAAGTAAACCTGCTGCGGCTTCTAGTTATATAATGTATACTTTAGCTAAATCTTTACCTTCTTTCTCTATGATTATAAGAGAAGATAATATTTGGTATTATTGTTATGGTTGTGTAGTAGATACTCTTACTTGTGCTCTTACAGCTGCTGGGGCTGTGGGTTATTCTGTAAGTGGTAATTTCAAGAAAGAATGTTATGCTGGCACTGGTACTACACATAGTCCTTCTGCTGGGGCTACATTAGCCTTAAAAAATGGACATGGAAAACGGTTTAGTGTGGGTTCTTATATTGAAATAAATGGGGACAATAATGGTGGAGCAGGATATGAAATTACTTCTATTTCTACAGATACTCTTACAGTATCCCCTAGTCATTCTTGTAATACTAGTGATGCTCCAGTTAAAGGATATTCTCCAACTGCTGCATTAATAGGTACTCCAGTAGAAGCGAGATTGAATAATGTAACACTTCAACTTTCTGGTGAAAACGTTGTTCCTGAACCAATGGTAACTGCTGGATTTACTCTTGCAAATAATCTTACTATGATTGAAGATGAAATGGATGGAACTGATTATGCTTCTAATTTTATAGAAAATGCTAAAAGAAGCATAACGATTAACATGACTCCTTATTTTAGAAGAAGTACTTCCAGATTTTTCAATATTGCTGTAAATAATACTCAGCAACATGTAAGATTTAATTGTGGGAATACTACTGGATATATGATTAGATTTGATTTTCCACGAATAGAACTTGATATCCCTAGTCCTACTGGAGCAGAAGCTAGGCAAGCTGCCTTAACTGGAGTTTCAATGGGGTCTAGTGGAGAAGATGAATTTTATATTACATATTATTAATTTTTATTTCCTTAGGGAGGGTGTACTATGTTTGTTAATGTTGAAAAATTAAAAAAGTTTCAGGTGGATCCTGTAGAAGTAGAATATATAAAAGGGGTAACTCTTTATTTAGTTCCTATAAGTCCTAAAGTTTTTGATGATATTACTAGAAAATGCACTTCGTATAAATGGAAACATGGACAAAAAGTTGAAAAGCTCAATGAAGATTTACGAAATGAATTACTTTGGGATGAAATGATTAGTGATTGGAAAGGAATTTATGTAGAAGGGACTAATGAAGAGTGGCCTTGTACAAAAGATAATAAGATTCTTCTGATGCTAAATGATATGGAATTTAGTTCCTTTGTTCAAAGTGCTTGTTTAAATATAAATGATTATAAAATTGAAAAAGAAGAGGAGGACTTTGAAAATTTAGAGCCTTCTCCCAGTTCTTGCGTAGAAGAGGAAGTAGTGGAGAATTAGATTGTGAAAATTGTCCTTTTATTGATGAGAGGGAAAGTGAGAGTTGTTTTGACCGTTGTGGGTATGTGAACCTCTTTCCCTCTAATCTTATGGCGTGGAGAGCATATACTATTTTTGCTACACAATTTTGTCATGATTTCAATGTTCCTCTAAATATGATTTTTGATGAACTGGGAGTAAAAGATAGACTTTTAACTTTTAGAAAAATGTGTATTATCCATAGTGAATTACACCCACAAAAAAATGAAAAGGGAGTAGAAGGTGTTCCTGAGAAAACTCAGAGATTACTTTCAAAAATGGAAAAAGATAGGAATAAAATATAAAATAGGAGATTAGAATATATGGCTGCTGACGGCGTCGTGACGATCACTCTTGGGATATCAGATCTAACAGGAGCACCGCTTAGAACAATCGACCTACGTCTTAAAAATCTTGGTCAAACTGTTAATAAACATGTAAGAAAACCCTTTGCTGAAGCATCTAAAAGTGCTAAAGGATTTACATCTACTTTAAGTGAAATGGTAAGAAATATGCCTCGTCTGATTGTCACTTTTGGGGCGACCTACACAGCCATAAAATTTTTCATTAAAGGTATTCAAGCAATAGCAAATGAATTTCAACTTGGTTCAAAAGCTATAACTGAATATGAAAGAGCTATTTTAGGAATGGCAGCTTCTATTACTTCCTTATCTCAGGGAAGTGGAAGTTTAGCTGCAATTTACGAAAAAGCAAAAATTTATGCTAAAGATTTAGTTGAACAGATAGAAATCCTTTCTGCAAAATCAATAGCATCCGCCCATGAAATGACCTATGTAACAACTGTAATGATACAAAAAGGAATTTTAATTAATACTCAAATAAAAGAACAAAGAGAAGGTTTAGTTGCTATTGTAGATGCTATAAAATTAATTACTGCTGGACAGAATTTTGAAATACAAGGAAGACAAGAAATAAGAGGGCTACTTGATGGTACTATGAAAGCAACAAATCAATTACTTATGTTATTGCGAGCACAAAATCCAGAAATTGTTAAACAAATAAATTTACATAGAAAACAAGGGGATTTGATAGAATTTTTAGCTGATCAATTAAAAGGTTTTGTAAGTGCTCAAAAAGATGTTTTGAAATTAACTGAAACTTGGGGAGCGACTTTATCTACTATTAATAGAAGAATTTTAAGAGGGGCTTTCCGTCCTTATTATGAATGGAAAGTAAAACAACTTGAAGAAATAAGTAGTCTTTTAATGGATGAAAAAGGGCAATTGACGGAAATTTCTGAAGTTCTTCAACTTGGCCTTAAAGGTAGTTTGGATGTAATAATTGGTACTCTTGAAATGATTAAAGCAGCTACTATAGAAATTAATACAATTTTTAAAGGAATGACTGGAATAGGAATACCAAAACTTTTTAAAGATTGGTATTATTGGATAAAAAGAAGTGGGATTGGTTTAATAGAATTATCTACAATTTTAGGAAAACTTGTTATTGCTATTACTGATTTTCAAATAGCTCCTTGGAGTCAGCCTTTTGAACGTTTTTATGAAGAAGTTAAATTAATTGAGGAAACAACACGAGGGGTATTAACTGATTTATACGATGAAGTTTATGGAGAAAAAAAGAAGAAGAAAACTCCTACGGATTATGCATTTCAAATTGGGACTTCATTAAGTGAAACATTAAAAAAGATTTCAGAAGAAGTTGAAAAGTTTACAACATCTAATATTGATAAACAGATAAATAAATATAAAGAATTGCGAAAGGAATTAGAAGAAGGGAGTAAAAAAGCAATTGAAGCATGGACAAACGTAATGGAAGAAGCACAATCTAAAGAAGGTTTGTCTGGATTACCAGGTTGGATTACTGGAATGTCTTCAAAACAAAAAGAAAATTTGAAAAGAGAAGCTGAAAATAGTATTAAGGGAGCTAAAGCAAATTTAACAATAATTAAAAACGAAACTAAAAAAGCTTATACAGGGTTAAATAAAATTATTGCTCAATTAAATCAAAAAAAATTAAAAATTATAGATGATGAACTCAAGAAAGAATTTGATTCTATACGAAAAGAATATGAAAAAGAAAAAAAAGAACATGAAAAAGCAATAAAAGAAAAATGGCAAAGACAATCTGATGCAATTGAAAAGGATTATAAATTATATATAGATAATCATAAAAAGCTAAAAAAACTTCAAAAGGAATATGAGCAAAATAGAATTGATTTAATGGAAGATGGTTTTGAAAAGAGAAAGAAAAGAATAGAACTTGAAAGAGATATAAAAATTAAAGCATTAGAAGATATTGTAGGAATGGAAAAGGAGACAACAGAATTAATAGAAAAAATTAAAATACAATCTTCAGAGCGAATACAAAAGGCATACAGAGAAGAATGTCAAACAACAATAAATATAGGTAGAGATTTAGCCTCTTCAATTGTAGATTCTTTTGGAAAAGATACTTTTGGTGAAGCCCTTTCAAAGAATTTAGGTGGTAGTTTTGCAAATGCTTTAAAAGACGCTTTAGCAGAAAAATTAAAGTTTGACCTTGTACTGGAAAAGAACTTTTTAAAGGATATTCCAAATATGATAAATGCAGGAATATCTGCAATAGGTGGATTTTTTGGTCTTGGTGGTGGAGGAGGTAGTGGAAAAGGTAGAGGTGGAAGTAAAACTATGGGGGTAATACAAGGTATTAATACAGCACGAGGAATATCAGAATTAGGAGGTATATGGGCAGGTATAGGAAGTGGTCTTGGATTAACTACAAGTACATACGGAGCTGGTTCTACAGTAATGTATGGTGGAAATATGATATCAATGCCAGGAGAAATAACTTCTGGGCCAATAATAAATCCTGAAATGTGGAGTAATATAGGAAAAGGGCTTGGTGGTGCTGGCCTTGGTTATATGGGAGGTAATATAATTAATAATATGGTTAATCCTTATGGTGGAGGCTATGGCGGATTTGGAGGCGCATTAGGAGGAGGTATTGCAGCAGCAGCTGGTGCTGGTGGATGGGGGATACCAATAGCTATTGGCTCATCTTTATTGGGAAGTTTATTTGGTAAGAAAAAGAGACCAAGAGATCAAAGAACTACAATGTTTGATTATAGTGCTCCTTTATTTGAATGGATGAGTGGATATGGTGGAGGCATAATGTCGGAGCATATTACTGGGAGTGAATCTGATATGGAAAAAGGAATACGAGAGGCAATCACTAAAATGTCAAGTTCTATATTTGAAAATATGGCAGAAGTATTTACAAAAACATTAAGTGAAGAAGCGTCATATAAATTTATTGAAGAATTAAGAAATACAACTGTTAATATGCAAGGTTTTGTAACAAAGACAGCATATAATGAAGATTTTGGTGCAATGATGGAAGGATGGATTACTTCTCTTGTACCATTGCATATTTGGGCGGATACAGTTGATATTTGGAAAGATTATCTTACAGAAATGGGAATTGGTGTGGAGGAAGCAGAAGCAAAAACAAAAGAATTGCATGATAAACTTACATCAATTAGAGGAGAAGATGCTCCTGAGGCAACATGGCAAAGTTTAACACAATATGTTAAAGATCAATTAACAGGTATTACTGACGAATGGAAAGAATATATAGAAGCAGTCGGATTTTATTTCAATGAAATAGATGCTGCATTACATCCAATACAACATAAGTTTGATGAGCAGGAAAGAGATATAAAAGGATGGAAAGCTAATATGATAAAATTAGCTGAAATTATAGGAATAAGTATAGATGATGTAATAATAGCTTTTAATAAAATGATGTATAATTTAAGTATATCAAAAGGACAAGCACAAATCGGATGGACAAAAGAAGTTGGGAGTAAAGCGGGGGGATTATCATGGGGACTACAAACAAAAATGGCTATATGGGAAGCCAATGTTTGGTATAATAATATGCATGATAATATGGTAGAATTATATAGTGATACTGATAAATTTACTGATGCAATTAAGCTATTAGATAATGCTATGGATAAGTTAATAGAAAGTATTAACGAGACAAGAGCTGCTGCTGGTGTAGATTGGACAATGGAAATGTTAGAAAGGATTAATCCAGAACAAAGAGATAAATTTTCAAGTTATATACAAGAAATAATTGGATATAAATCTACACAATATTTAAAAGAACAAATGGATTTTGTAGAGAACACTTATGGTCCTGGAGCGTATGGAATTACAGGAGGTCAGAGATGGGTTCCTGGAGCAGGATCACAGAATTCTCCTTCTGGTACAGTACGCAGAAAAGGTAAGGGATGGGAACAGCTTGTTTCATTATCTCCACTTGAAGTAATGAAACAAGATTATGCTGCCGAATATCAAAGATATCAAGATGCAATTAATTTAGCAGAACTTGCCACAGAAGAATATAGAAAAAGTCTTATAGATGAATTTTTTCCTACAATGGATCAAATTACAGAAGATATAACTGAAGCATTAAAACTTTATTATGGTGCTTTAACTGAAAGACAAAGAGAATTAGAAAGAACACAACATGATTTGGAAAGTTCTATTTCACAAAGAGAATCTAATATATTTGGATTGTCTTCTACAATGGCTAATCTAC